TCAGTAGTTACAAATGACCAACTCACCACGCTGTATGCGGCTTTCTGTTTTGCGCCCCACAGAATAAGCTAGCTGCAATTCTGTAATATTAAACTCGGCAAACAATGCGCGAATATCGGGGTGGTCATTAATACTCAACATCATCTTACCTTGCATGGTTCGCATCGTTTGAGCAAGCTGTTCGTATTCCGTCCAATCAAATACACGCTCGTAACCTGTGACTTGCCAGTACGGTGGGTCGGCATAAAAGAATGTATGCAGTCGGTCGTAGCGTTTGACACAGCGTTGCCATGGTTCGTTTTCAATGAATACCCCACCTAGCCGTTGTCGTGCAGCCTGCAATTGTTCGGCAATTTGCGTTGCATTCCATGCTTTTTCTGTCGTCACTGTACCAAATGTTTGACCCGTTGTTTTGCCACCAAAGGTATTGCACTGCAAATAAAAGAACCGTGCTGCAGTCATGCTTCGTCTCTAAAATCAAACTCAATGGCATTGAGTTCTTCTAAATCTTTGGCTTTTTTTATCAGCGTTTCTACCGCTTGGCGTATGCCTACGGTATGGGCGGCTAGGGCTTCAAACGCTATGGCTTTTTCGTATGCCTTTTGTTTCAATGTGTCGGGCTTAATGCCACGCGCTGCGGCTATGCCGTCTAGTGTGGGCGTGTCTGCGTTTTTGTCGTTGTGCCATGCTTTTGCTTCAATCGCTTGGATTGCCCATGTTTGCACTTCAAAATCGGGCAGATTGTCTACACCTGCTTTGCGGTTGATGTAGTGTTGCGCGGCTGCGTTTAGCTCGGCTAATTTGGCGGTTTTGGCTGCCTGAAAAGCGGCTTGCTGCGCCTGTTTGTCTAAATGCCATTTACCGTTCTGCCAAACGTGCGCGGTACTTGGGCGCGGTACAATTTGCAAATCTTGGGTAATGTACGCGCCTTGATTTAATGCATTTAAAAAGGCTTGGTGCTGCTCGGCAGTAATGGTTTGCGCGGTTTGAGGTACGGTTTCGTGAATGGTGTCGTCAAAAAATGTTTGTACGCCGTAATCAAAATAAATACTCATCCATTGTCTCCTTTAAAAACCGATTGCAAACCAGCGTACTCCGCCAGCCTCTGCACCTGCGTACATTTCTCGTACATAGGCTGTGAAATTGTGATTACGCAAAGTGGCGGCGTTGGTTGGCGTGCCTTGATAACCTGCACCGCATGCGACAACCGACAATACTTTGTTTGGAAATGCAATAGGATAGGCGATATCAAATGTATTATTCCAATCGCCCAAATCGTTGTAATAGAAACTGCCCCATTGCAAAATTAAGCCATTGGGTAATCGGGTATAGCCGTTATCTGTGGCTTGAACGGCGAATTCGTTACGGCGCGTGAAGTAATCGTGCAGGCTGCCGTAAGCTTTTGTCCAAACGCTGGCTGCGCCAACTGTCATTAATTGTTCGTGACGAGCTTGGTTGATATCGCCTTGTGCTGTTCCTACCAAAGCGATGCGCCATGAGCCGTTGCCTTCGTGGGAAGTTTCAATCCCTGCGCGAGTGATTCCGCCTGTTGCTAAATGTAAAAAAGCACTGCCCAAAGCATTGGTATTGTTTATCCAACTGCCATACCAATTATCTGAATGACCTTGAATTTTTAAATTTCCATCAATCGTTCCGCCTGTTTTGGGTAGGTATTCGGTGTGGGTGTGCGCTGCTGGGGCAAACGTGGCTGGCTTGCCTGTGATGCTTGCCCATGTGTGAGTGTGGTTACTGGCGGCAAAACGTCCCACAACTTTGTTAATCGCGCCCTCCACCCAACTTTCGTATGCGACGTTTTGATGTGCGGTAACGGTTGGAAAGCGAATGCGTGTTTGTTGCGGATTCTTTTCGGACGAAGTAAACAGAAAATTCAAAGATTTACCGTCTATGCCAGCAGGATTAAATTCAAGTTGCCAATGCCCGCCTTTGACGTTGAATCTCATTTTTTCCCAACTACTTGTTTCGCCAACAATAATGGGATTGGTGAATGTTTTGCTGCCTGCAATGGCTTGGTTGGCAGTTAGGCTGACTTTGCTGGCGGCAAGGTCGTATGCGGCTTTGACGGCACTGGGTGTAGCGGCTTTGTCGGTTGCGGTGCTGCTGGTAAAAGTAGTTTGCAAAGTATTGATTTGACCGACCGTCCAGCCATTGCCGCGTTCGCCTGTTTGAGTGCAGGCTGCTTGTAAATCTTGCTGGGTGTGATTGGTGTTTAATTGACCTTGTTCAATCGTGTTAAAAACGACATCGCCCACGGATACCAATGTCCCGATTGGGATATTCACTTCGCCGCTAAAATTGGCAGCCTGAAACCGTATCGTGCAACGAGCGGCGGACGCTTCCAATCGTGGCGTATTCACGTCATCACCGCATAAATCCAACATCAAACCTGTGGCAAAACGGACGTGTTGTTGCCGATAGGCTTCGTTGATTTGCTGGCGGTTGAGCGTTTCGCGGTAGGCGAATGTGTTAATCAGCAAGCGTTCAATGTGGGCAGGTTGCAGCGTTTTGCCTGTGCGTGATTCGTAATCCGCAATCATTTCCGCCAACACCGTTTCAGGGTTGTCGTCTACGATTTTGACTTCTTCGCGTTTTAAATCGCTCACATTCATGTTGCTGTTCCTGTTGCGTAAATTTGGGTTTGATAGAGTTCGCTGGCGATGTCGTCCGCGATTCGCCATTCCACAATCATCGTGATGTGTGGGGCGTTGCCGCTAAATCGTACGCGTTCTACTACGGCTCGTTTTTCCCATGTTTGAATCGCCAGCGTGATTTCACGCACCACGTTTGGCACGAAGATGTCTTCGGGCGTGTCCAAATAATCAAAATGGTTTGAGCCGAAATTGGGGCGTAATACGTCTGCGCCTTTGCGCGTGGACAAAATATTGTGGATACATAAATCAATGTCGTCCGCACCTTGCGTGATGCCGTGTCCACCTTGTGCGAGTTGCCAATGTTGGGAAATGGGGTGTTCGTAGTTCATGCGTCAATTATGCTTTCAGGCTGCCTGAAAGGCTTTTAATGCGGATTAAAAAAGACAAAACAAAAACCGCCAAAATTTCCTGATGTCAGGAATTTTGACGGTTTTGATTTATTCGGCTGAACTGGTTTTTGCCCCATCGCCTTGTTCGGTGTGAACGTGATTTTGTAACGAAATGGCACCTGCTGAAATATCGCCTGTGGCTTTCAGGCTGCCTGAAATCGTGGCAGCTGCACCACTACCGCCCGAACCTGCCATGCCTGCGGTGTAAGTGAGTAAGCCGTTTACCGTGAGTGTTTTTTGAACAACGGTATCCGCGTCAATCGTTACCATTCCATTCGTTTTGATGAGTACATCGCCAGTCTTGCGATTATGCTGAATGCGCGTGCCGTTGGCATATTGCAAAACGTGCAAATCACGGCTAGTCGCTGGCACAGGGTCAGCCTCATTGTAAATCGCGCCTAAACACACGCCACTTTCGCCACGCGCGTCCACGTCTTCAAACGATACTTGCAGTTCGTCCGACTGGTCGCTCAAATAATCCGTGTAAGTAAACGATAACAGATAGGGCGCGATGTCGGCTGTGATGTCTTTTTGTTCGTAGGTTAGCAGGAAATCGGGGGCGGTTACAGGGTGCAGGCTGCTTGCTTTACTGCCTGAAAGGGCATTTAAAAATCCTAACGCATCCATGGCGGTAATTGCTCCTGACTGTTTTTGGGTTTGCTGTCCAACACGGGCACAAACACGGTCAAACCGCTTTTAAATTGTTCGGCAAGTGGCAAATGCGGTTTAATGGTTGCGCTGCGCCGCTATTCACGCCCAATGCCAATCCCTCGGTAATGTAGCCGCCGTAGCTCCTAAACACTCGGCTGGGGGAGTGAATGTCCATAGATTTTGAACTGGTAAACGCGCCCTTAATCCGTGCCGCCAAACTTTGCACCGCGCCAACCGCCGCACCAATTTTGGCTTTAATGCCATTGACTAAACCGTCAATCATCATGCCACCATACGCGGCAAAGGTAGCAGGCAACCCTGCAAACCACGCAAACAAGCCTGAAAAGACCGCGACAAATGAAGCCAGCGGCGACCAGCTCATAATTAAGGCCAAAATAGCGGCAGTTGTGCCGACAATCGCTTGGGTTAAAACAGGGTGCTGTTGCGCCCAATCGGTCAGCGCATTGACTACGCTGGTGGACAAAACAACAAAACGATTAACAGCAGGTAACAATATTGTGCCAACTGTAATGCCCAGTCCCGTCAAACTGTTTTTTAACAACTGAATATTATTGGCAGTAGTCGCGGCACGTGCTTCATATTCTTTATTCATTGAGCCGTCAAAATTGGCGGCACTCTTCACACCTTCTAAATTTTTCTTAACAGTATCAATGCTGGTAAGCAATGGCGCAATACCCAACAAGGACTCGCTACCGAATAATTCTTTCAGTGTTGATGCTTGTTTATATTTTTCTAGTTTTGACACCGCTTCCAGCACTTTCAGCGTAGTGCCTTCCGCATCTTTTTGCATATCTTTGGCGATTTGCTCGTGGTCAAACCCTAATTCTTTCCATGCTGCTTTTTGGCTTTTGGTGGCGGTTTCCCCTGCCACCAGTGCCAACATCATGTTTTTAATACTGGTCGCCGCAATATCTTCTTGGATACTAAAACCGCGCATGGTTGCACCCAGTGCTGCGACCGTGCCTGTGTTGTAACCTGCAACCGTACCAAACGCCCCCACACGTTGCACAATTTCCATAATGCCTTTGGCGGCGGCAGGGGTTGTGTTGCCCAAATAATTGATTTTGTCGGCTAGCGTTTCCACGCCACTTTGGTCAAGTTTAAATGCCGAGCGCAACTCCGCCATAGATTGCCCAGCGCGTTCGGCGGAAATATCAAACGCCACGCTCATTTTGGCTGCGCTTTCAGTAAATCTCATCAAGTCGTTTTGGGCAATACCCGATTGACCACCTAACGCCACGATTTTGGCTAATTCTGTCGCGGCCATGGGGATTTTGCGACTCATCGCCACAATATCGTTGCCCATTTGCTTAAATTGCTCGGGCGTTTCAAAATCTACGACTTTTTTAACATCTGCCATCGCGCTTTCAAAATCAATTGCCAACTTAACAGGCAATATCAATGCACCAGCCGCAGAGACTGCGTTCTGCCATTGCCCTTTTAAATTTTGCCATTGTTCTTGATTACCGATTTTACGCGCTGAAATTTTGGCGAGCTGCTCGTGTTTGCGTGTTAAGTTATCAATCGACTGACCCAGTCTGTCATACTGTCGCCACAAGTGTGCGGCAGATGTACTGCTCAAACGGTCCTTATTGCGCTCTAATGATTCGCCTAATTCCTTTTGTTTAGCGGTTAAATTTGTGGTGGTGGATTTAAGCGTATTCATCGCCTTGCCGATGTTGGTTAAACCCGACAATGCGCCGCCAACCACCGCCGACACGCTAATAGATAAACTTAAATCCGAAGCCATGTGTTATAATTTCTATATTAAAAACTTGTTTACTAACAAGGGGGTTATTATGATTTTTATTTGGGGTATCGCATTTCTTGCCTTAGTGTTTTCATTACCACTGTTTTTATTTGCCATATTGATGGGGATTGTGGATATATTCCGCGAATTATTTGGCAAAGATGACGACAACAACGGTTATTGCCGTGACTTACAGCGCGAAATTGCTGCCGAGCGTAGACACAACGCCTAACTCATTTCTGATACTTCGCCTTAATCTGCCGATTGACTTCATCTAGCCAGTCGGCAAATTCATCTAATGGCAAATCGTAAATTTCTTGAACGCTCCACCCAAACCACCACGCCACATCGGCACACGCTGCCAATAGCTGTTTGTGAAATAGCTGCTGACTGGGTGCGTTAAACCGCTTCTTCTTCGGTACGAAAGGTGGCTTGCAATGCCTCCAAATCTTTCAAATCCAACTCGTCTAAATCTTCTGGCACTAAACCCGTTACACGCGATACCAGCATCAAGCCTTGCTCGGCTTCATTTTCAATGTGCATCACAGCGCGTAAATCGCCTACTTTGGGACGGCGCACCGTTACTTTTTGCAGGGTTTCGCCTGTGGCAAGACGAACGGGATATTTGAGGGTTACGATGGTTTGTGCGCCTAAATCTTGTTTGATTTGCTGTGCTGGATTAACAGACATTTTGCTTCTCCTAAACGAGGTTGATGAAAGTGGCAGTTTAAGTGCAGGCTGCTTTGCTGACTTTTAACACGCATTAAAAAAACCAATCTTTGCCGATGTCGGGAAAGATTGGTTTTCATTGTTTTCAGGCTGCGTTACGCCCCGATGTTTTTGCGGAATTGGCTCAATGCGTCCGAACCATTCACGCGATACACGCTTTTGAATGCGTTGTAATAAATCACTTCACGCCCGTCAATGACCATGCGAACTTCATTCGCGTTAAACGTGGTGGCATATTCCGCCTTTTCTTTGGGCTTGAACGAACCCAAGGCATTCTTGCTGAACATCGCCGAGCAAGTAATCACAATCGGCACTTCTTTTGCCAAACCTGTTGCGTCAAAAGTTTGCAAATTGCCGCGCACCATCAACTGTGCGGCTTTGAATGGGTTGTACGCTTTGTTTGCCCATTCAGGGTTAATGCTGTTCCAAGTGATTTCGCCCTCCAATGCTTCCACACCGCTTGGCAACTTGATTTGTCCCACCAAGCCCAAGCCGTCAAAGTCTTCTTGTTTGATTTCAATTTCAGGCATTTTGAACTCTCTTGCCTGACCCAATAAATTCACGCCGTCAATATAGACATTGGCGTTGTAAATCGCGTTTACTGAACTCATGTTTTATCTCTTTCTTTCAAGCTGCCTTGCCCTTTTGTCCAAATCTTTGATTTGGGTATAAAAGGGTATGCCGAAAGGCAGTAAATTAGTTACTGCTAATCAGATTAACCAAATATTTGCGCGTCATCACGCTGGTATTGGTAATGCGTTCGGCAGGCAGTTTTGGCGTGTAATCATAGACAAGCGGCACTTGTCCCTTGCTAAATGCGTCCGTCAAATCGTAGTCGTAATCCAAATTCACGCCGTAACCCACAATAGATTTGAGCGTACCCAAATAGGTGCGAATGCCCTCAATCAAGCTGTCAATCAGCGCGTCATCAATCGGGCGGTCAATGTATTGCAATTCAAAACGGCGGATAGATTCGTCAATGATGTCGCCTGTGCGCTGAACCACTTCAAAGTTTTTGATGTGCGATGTGGTCGGGAAACACGCTAAACGGTTGCCCCATAGGCGGTAGCCTGTGCCGTATGAATTGAAAACGGTGGTAATGCCTTTTTCATTCAAACGGTTGGTTTCGGATTGTGGGTCGTCTGCGCGAGCGGTTAAGCCGATTTCCAAACCTGTTACGCTTTGCAATTCGCGGTTTGAGCTGCTAAACCAATAGCCTTGTTCTACATCGGTTTTCATACGCAAACCAGCCGCGTGTGTGGCAAGACTTTCCAAACCCAACAAGCCCACAACGTGCGGAAAGAATAATTGAGCGCGGTCGCTTGACGTGTTGAAATTGATTGCGCCCAACGAACCGCGCCCTTGAATGGCTTGGCTTAAAGTTGTGCCTTTGGGGGCGTTGATGTAGGCAATCGCGTTTAAATTGTCCGCTAGCGTGATTAAGGCAGCCGCACAGGTGGCGGTTTTATCAAATTCGGGTGCGATGATGATTTTTGCGTCCGCGCCAAAACGGTTAAAACCTTCTGTTACCAATTCCATGCCCGTGCGTTTGCCTGTGCTTGCCACATAGCCACCGATGATGTCGGCTTCGGTTACTTTGCTTGGGTCGGTGTAGGTGTAACTGATTTTGGGCGCGGTGGGTTTGGTTTTGAACTGGATTTCGCCAGCCACCGCGTCGGTAATCGTGTAATGCGTACCGCTTTTCAACGGCGAGCCGTTGTTGGTCAAGACTTCGCCAGCTTGCAATGCGCCGTGTGCGGTGTAAGCAATCAAGGTGTCGGAGTCTACCGACAAAACTTCATCGCTCACGCTGGATTTGTGTTTCGCTGGGTCGCACACGTTCACAACATACGCCACGCCCGAACCGTAGCGCGTCCAAATATTTGCGGCATCGGGCAAAGTAAAGCCTTTGCCTGTGTTTGTGCCAAATCGGGCAAAATCTTTTTTAGTCTGGCAAACGGTTAATTCATTGACCGCGCCTGTGGGTGCTGTGCCGATGATGGCGGTAATCGCGCCATCTACCGTGTAAACTGGGCTAGAGCCACCATCAATACGAATGGTCTCCGTGCCGTGATGAAATGCTGCTGCCATGTTGTTTCCTTTATGGATTTTTGGGTTTTAAATTAGGATTGAGCGGTTCGCCTGTTTGCCGTGTTTGCATTTGGGCGTATCGCGGTAGGTTTTCAAGCTGCCTGAATTCCACTTGTTGCGTTTCCGTTTGCACGGTCAATTCGTATTGCCACGCCCCAGCGTCTTCGCTTAAAAAGCGTTCTTGCAACAAGCTACACGGCAAACAATTGGGCGGCTTAAAGCCCACGATTGCCAAACGCACCTCGTCCAAAATCGCCAACGCGCCATCATCGCCATGCAAATGCGAGCCGATAACCGTCAAATGCAGCACCACATCACGCTGCTGGGCAATCAAGCCTAAACTTTCCAGTTTAGTGAATTTGCTAGACTGATAACCGACAAGCACCGCCCCAACAGGGTGGATAAATTGATAATCCGCAGGGTTTTCGGGGAATACGTCCACGCTAACCCACGGAATCGCTGCCTGTAAATGCGTGGCAACCGCGTCAATAATCGGGCGTGTTGCACTCATTTAGTAACCGTCCCAATCGTGTTTCACACCGCCAAGAACGTGATACGAACCGCGTTTCCAAATCTTTGATTTGGGTATAAAAGGGTATCTCGTGAGAGAATGCCTGAAACGTCTATGCCGTGCTGTTTAAAATAATCTTGGATTTGGGCACGTAATGCCATGCCGTTGCGTTTGGGATAAACACCGTGGTTAATCACGCCCAGTAGCGTGGTTTTGCTGCAACCGATTTCTTTGGCAACTTGGCGCGTGGGTTTACCCAACTGTTGAAAGAGTGTTTTCATCCGTGCGTTCCTGTTCTCAATTTCAATGGCTCACGGCGGATACGTTCAAAAACGCTTTCCAGTTCGCTTTCCAGTGCGCCGTCAGGGTAAAGCTGCTGCAAACGGCTCATGGCGTTTTGCCAGTTGCCGCCGTCTGCTTCAATGCGCGGTTTCAGCAGTTTTGCCAACTCCACTTTATTGAGTACCGCAGCCCGAACGTCCATTTTGTTGTAATCCATTTGCTGACCACGCTTGGGCATATACCGTACTTTGTCATCTGCCAAGACCTGTTCTTGATGGGCAAATGGGTCAATGCATCCACCAATTCAGGCACTTCCAGCCACGTTTCCTTGCCGTTCTCGTCCCAACGCTGCACCTGTGCGCTAAACTGTTTCCATGGGTTTTTAGCCACCGTGATTTTTTCGCCCACCAGCACAAACGGCACGTTGCGTACGTCATATTTGCGTCCACCAAAATCAATGGTTAAATCGGGATTGACCTTGCGTTCTTCGGGCTTACTCAACACCAATTCACGACAATATTCAGTCGGCGGCGGAATAATCAGTTGCTCGGGCATGATTTTTTGCCAAGCCTTGTAACGGCTCATACCATGTCGGCTGTGGATTTTTTGACCGTTAAAATAACGCATCCACCGATTCGCCAAACCCTGCAACTGCTCAATGCTGTTGATGCGTACCAGTTTCAGGCGGCTTTCAAATTGCGTTTCCACCAAATTATTGCCATTTTCCACTTGCCCTTTGGCGCGTGGATTGCCCACTTTGTTGATAATCACATTCACGCCAAGCTGTTTATTCAGGTGCTTAAATCCATGCCCTGTATTCGCCGACCCTGGGTCAAGCATCACATTCACAGGCACACCGCAAAATGGGTCTTGCAAACGCTCCGCTTTCGGCTGCATTGCCTGAATAAACGTCTCGCACAAATTCTCCGAGTTCTCGCCACCAAACACATACCACACAAACAGGCAGCCTGAACAATGGTCAGTTACGACATACCGCCACACGCGGTCTTGCTCAATTTTCACGACATTTTTTGGCTTGTTTTTGTAAAATTCGTCCGCATTCATCATGCGTAAACCTGTGTCCTTGCCCGATACAGGCAGGTAAAACAGCACACACAAACTCGCGTCAATCTGCCAAACATGATTTGGGTGCAAACTTTGCAGACTGGTTACAGGTGCAGGCTGCAACAACTGGTCGGACCGCACGTTCCACCGTCATCAAACGTTTGCCGTTTTTCCGCATGGTTTCCATTAGCACGGCGGAAATCATCTGTGCATCTTTGAGTTCCAACGCCGTTTTTCCTGCATCAGCACGGCGTTTACGTTGAGGTTTAACCATCACACGCTCCAATTCTTTGTAAAGTTTTGCCACACTCATGCCCAATTTCTCGGCTTCGGCTTGCAAAAAAGGCGTTTTGCCACCGTGCGGTAATTTACCCAGTTGCGTGGCAATCGCGTTTAATCGCTCGTTTAATACCGCATTCATTGGGGATTACTCGCTTTCAGGCTGCAAATCGCTACCAGTCAGCCATTCGGGCATATCGTCTTCGGGAATCGTTTCAGGCAGCCCATACTGGTCGCGTAAATGCTGACAATCCATAATGATTTGATTGATAACGCCAGTCATCTTGGCTTGGTGCGAAATGCCGTGGGCTTGCTCATGTGCCGCAAGCTGCGTGAAATATTCGCCAAGCTGCACAATGTGGCTGCGAATCGCCACTTCTTTTGCACCGACTGCCATGTGTAATTCATTGCCAACATCGGCAGGGTCGGGTTCTTTCAGGCTGCCTTTTTTCTTGGCTTTTTCCAGTTTTTCCGCCAGTTCATCAATCTTGGCGTTTTTATCGCCCAACACCTTGTCTTTGGCTTGCATTTGCTCGCGGTTTTCACGCAGCGCAATTCGCAATTCGCGCACCGTCATTCTGTCCACATCGTCCAAAGTCATGCCATTTACTTCTTCGCCGTCCGCCAAACCGACCAATGTAACATCTTCTTCTACCAACAGTTCCAGCAGTTTGGATTTGCCCAAGTCCATCAGTTTGGGCGCGGCTTTTTGCATTTGTGGGGTAGCGAAGCGTTGGGTGGCTCGCATCAAACGAGCAGACTCGCTCAACCCAAGACCAAATTGTTCTTTTACAAGACTGTTAAATCGCCCATATTCGGTATGTTCTTTCAATATAATCAACGCACGACCCAGTTCAAACATACCCTCCATAGTCTGACGTACAGCATGGCGACCGCGTTCAATCCAAGTGGCTTCATCATAAGTTTCGCCGCCACCCCATTGTTCCATAACCATAATGCTGTGCATCGCTGCGTGGTTACTGGTCTTATCTGCATCAATTACTTCCACTTCATTATTCATTTTTTAGCTCCCAAGAATTGCCGACGTCGGCAATTCTTAAAATCGGTTTACACGTTCTGCGGTTTCTTCCAATTTAGCAGTCAAGCGAGCTTGCTGCTGCCTAAACCGCTCCGCAATCTGCAAAGTTTTCACGCTATACGCAAAGTTGCCGTTATCCAGTCGCACCACCAAGCCCTCTGCAATTAAATCTTCCAAATCACGGCTCACATGAACCGCAGAAATACCCAAGCCGTCCGCAATTTCTTTATTGCTCAACCCGATAATCGGATGCGCTTCCAAAGCCTTAAATACTTTCAGCACACGGCTGCCTTTTTTACTGATTGCCATTAGGTTGCTCCTATTTCAAACCTAGCTTTACGGCGATTTCATGCCCCTTGCCGTAGCTGGCTTTGGAAAAGCCATTGACCACACGAATCACTTCTTGCGGACGATAGCCATGTTCTCTTGCCCAGCCTGAAAACGTGATGCCTTTTTGTTTAAAATTTTTCTTAACTTGCTCGGGTGTTAAAGCCATTTTTAAGCTCCTTGTTGTGATAAAATTCACGCTATTTATTTGCGATAAATCGCGCTTTTGTTTGCGATGTGTGCATAATATACGCGTTCGCGTATAAATTAAAGGGATATTTGATGCAAACGTGTATAAAAGAAAGATTGGTTTTTATTTGTGAAAATAAGAATTTGAAATTAAAGGATTTTCAAGAATTAACAGAATTGCCATATAGAACAGCTCAAAGCTATTTAAACGGTACACGCACCCCAAATGCGGAAGGTTTAGAAGTTATTTGTACACGATTGCGTGTAAACCTAAATTGGCTTGTCTGTGGAATAGGCGAACCATTTATTCAGGAAAAGCAGCCTGAAAAAATAAAGTTAGATGTAGATGAAAAAGAATTGCTGGAAAACTACCGCCAAGCCAGTGATAACGGAAAATTTGTTATTTCAAGCGTGGCGCGTAGCACAGAGAAAAAAGCAAACCAAGATAATCAAATTCAAAGATATTATGGGACGTAGATAGCCTAAAAAAATTAGACCCCAAACTCGCATCTTTATTCTTAAAGGATTGGGGCTGTGAAGCTAATCAAATTCCAACCACGCGCAAAGCCGCGTAATTTTTAACTTAATCAATAAAGGGCTTATTATGAAAAAATCATTCTCGTTTGTTGGCTTGGCTGTTTTGGCTTTGAGTTTAACCGCTCCTGCAATGGCTGAACGTGGCAACAAAATTTGTTCAGGCAGTAAAGGCGGTTTCTCGCATTGTTCGGGCGAAAAGTTTGTGTGCAACGATGGCTCAATTAGCGGCTCAAAAAAGATTTGTAGCAGTAGTACAGCAGCAGGTAGCGGTAAATTTACAAAAGGAAAGAAAGCTAGTTCTCATAAATCTACTCGTACTGCTAAACGCACATATTGAGATAAATTAAATGGAACAATACCCCGATAAATTAACTGTTGAATTTAATAACCCTTTTTCGTTATCTAAACAATATTTATTGGTTGTAACATTCAATAAATCAAGCAGTAAAAATTTTCAGGCTGCGTTACTGTGGGCGCGAAGTGCTGAACTATTCCAAACTTTCAAAGTGGATAAAGAAGAAATTTTCTTATGTGCTTTTGGAAAAAATGCAGAACAAGCAGGAATGGCAAGTGTATTTTTAGGGTATATTGAAAATTGGTCTGGCAAGCAAATTTATATTGCTGGTCGCATACATTCAGGCAGTATTTATGATTTATTGGGCGTCTTGGATTGTTACCAAAAATCATTAAACTGCTCAAATATTAAAAGTTATTGCTGTTTTTTAGGCGATAGTATATTTCGTTCACATGAACAACAAAATATGTCTTTTACTATTTCATTAAGCCTAGAAAAGCCACAACCAGAACCAACACAGAAAAAAGTGTTATATGTCATACCTTGCCAAAAATTGCAGTATTTGAAATTAGAAAAAGATACCTGTTTAGGTTCTTGGTCTGAACAAATTCAAGCATTAGCAGTAAGACAAAATTTAGCGTGGTGTCCGTCTTTTGATGCCACGAATTTTAGACAATTTGAATAACACTTTTTTAATCCGCATTAAAAGTCTTTCAGGCAGCCCGAAACGATAATCCCTATAACGATTTTAACCGTTATGGGGATTTTTTTATGTCTAATCAAACCGAACTCCCTTGGCTTGCCGAAGCCCGACAACACATTGGCTTAACCGAAATCGCAGGCAAACAACACAACAGCATCATTGGCAACTGGCTCATCAGCTTAAAAGCGTGGTGGACGGACGATGAAACGCCGTGGTGTGGCACGTTTGTTGCCCATTGCGCTCGCACAGCAGGGCGCGATTTGCCCCAGCATTGGTACAGAGCGTTGGACTGGCAAAACACAGGCACACGACTGAACGCTCCTGCTTATGGTTGCGTGGTGGTGTTTAGCCGTGCAGGCGGTGGACATGTAGGCTTTTGTGTGAGACAAGACGCGCAGGGCAATTTGTGGATTTTGGGTGGCAACCAAGGCAACCGCGTGTCTGTTGCTAAGTTTGCGCGTGAACGGGCGGTCGCGTATGTGTGGCTAGGCAAAGACAGCGTGTCATCGTTGCCCAAAGAATCGCGCTATGACTTGCCTGTGTTGCAACTGGCTGGCGAGTTTAGTCGCAACGAAGCGTAAGCCCTCTCCCTAACCCTCTCTCACAGGAGAGGGAATATAAGCGAACTGAAATATGAAAATCTTAACCTATCAACTCTTTGGCTTAATCGGCAACCCGAAAACGGGGCAGATTTCGCATTCCAAACTGTGGGCAAACATTGCTGCTGCTGTGTTTACTTACAAATTCGCCATTCAAGCTAATGCGCCTGAATGGCAATGGTGGGCGTATGGTGCGATGGTGGGCGGCTACGGCTTGGCAAAACGCGCGATTGCAGGAGCGCAACAAGTTGCAGAAAAACACAAGGAAACCAATCATGTTGTGGCTGAATAAATACCGCTATGCCATTTATTTCGCGCTGTTTTTGTCATTGATTGCGTGTGCGTGGGGCAGCGGTTATTTATCGGCAAAACGCCATTATGTTGCTCAAATAAGCAGCCTGCACCATGAATACACCCAAAAACAGCTGGCCGCCGAGCAGCAGGCGCGACAACAGTTGCAGGCTGCTTTGGCTGAACAGCAAAAATGGCAAGATTTCGCGCAAAAACAGGGCGCAGAGCTTGCCCATATTACGCAGCAGCTAGACAAGCAGGCTGCACAACATCAAAAAGAGATTAATCATGCGATTGAACAAGATAAACACGCTGGCAATTGTGTTGCTGGGCTTGGCGCAAGCAGCCTGCACCTCTACAACCGCGCCTTTGGCTACACCGATTAAACGAGCGGTGTTACTGCCCATCTCTTCCGAGCTATTGGTGGTTTACGAGCGTCCCGAACGCCCCACCGATGGCTCGCCCGAACAACTGTTAAACCACGCAGTGCGTTATGGCACGTATTGTCAAAAGCTGGAAACGCAAGTTTCAGGCTGGCAAACGTGGTACAAGAAAGCCCAACATGACTGATTTTATTGACCGCGCTTGCGAAAACGAAGAGCGATTCCGCGAACAAGCGTTGGCGCAATTCAGGCAGCCTGAAAACAACGAGCCGTCCGCCACACATTGCGAAGAATGTGGAGACCCAATCCCCGAAGCACGACAACGCATCGTTTCAGGCTGCCGTTTGTGCGTGATTTGTCAAACTTTGAAAGAAATAAATGGATAACAAAACTTTTATCAGCATTGAATTTTGGCAACTGGTTGGTTTTTTATTGTCGTTTTTGGGCGTGTGCTGGGGCTTTGGCAAAATGCTGTTGAGCCAATTCCAAGCCCAACAAGATGAACGCCAAAGACAGCAAGACCGCCTATCTGAAAACTTTGAAAAACTACAAACGCAATTTGCCGAACAAAAAGCCTTGCTGCCTGAAAAATTTGTCTTGCGTGAAGATTACATCCGCAATCAAGCGGTGCTAGAAGCCAAAATGGACAGCATTCAGCAAACCTTAACCCATCTTTATAAAATGGAAAGTGCAAAAAAATGAACGAAAAATACCGCCGCGAAGGCATGCGTTGGCACATCATCAACACGCTGAATAAAGCTCGTCCCTACACATCAAGCGAAGTCTTTTTATTGGACGTGATGCGTGGCATTTATCCCAATGTAACCGCCCTAGAATTACGCCAACAGCTTGAATATTTGCAAGACCGCAAACTCTTGGATTTAACCAAACAGCCAAGCGGAATGTGGTTCGCCGATTTAACCGTTTGGGTGTGGATATTGCCGAATACACGATTGAGTGTCAGGCTGGCATTGCCCGACCTGAAAAATACTGGGAGAGCTGATATGGCACCACGCAGCAACATGGAAACGCTGCCTGAAAACGTACGCCGCGAATTTGAACGATGCTTAATTGAAAATGGTTTTGCCAATTACACCGATTTAGCGGCTTGGCTCAATCAGCAAGGTTATCAAATCAGTCGTTCAGCAGCATATCGCTACGGGAGCAAAATTGAACGCCGATTGCGTGCCATTAAGGAAAGCACCGAAGCCGCCAAGTTAATTGTCGCCAATGCCGATGATGAAAACGACAGCCGCAGCGAAGCCTTGATGGCATTGTTGCAAAATCAGTTGTTTGAAGCCTTGGTGGACATCAGCGAAAAAGACAGCGAAGAACTTGCACCCGAGGCGCGGTTTGATTTGTTGAGCGAGGGCGGTAAACGTATTGCAGGGTTGATTTCTGCATCCACGCGCTTAAAAGAATATCAAAACAAGGTCAAATCACGCGCCCTAGCCGCTGCCGATGAAGTCGCCAAAGCCGTGAAAAAAGGCGGCTTATCAGACGACACCGCCGAACAAATCCGTAAACAAATTCTAGGGATTGCGACATGAGCGAAACCATTTTCAAGCAGCCTGAAAGCCGCACCCCTATGGTTTTACTGCCGTATCAACAACGCTGGATTGCCGACCCAAACCCAGTAAAAATCTGCGAAAAATCACGCCGCATCGGTTTGTCGTGGGCGGAGGCGGCGGATAGCGCATTGCTCGCCGCGCAAACCAACGGCATGAACGTGTGGTACATCGGCTACAACAAAGACATGGCATTGGAATTCATCAACGATTGCGGCAACTGGGCAAAATTTTACGGCTTGGCGGCTGGCGAAATTGAAGAAACCGAAGAAGTGTTTGTAGAAGGCGATGACAAACAAGCGATTTTGGCGTTCATTATTCGCTTTGCATCAGGCTTTCGCATTACTGCTTTATCCAGCCGCCCGAACAATTTGCGCGGTAAACAAGGGCGCGTGATTTTGGACGAAGCAGCGTTCCACGATGATTTGCCCGAGCTGCTCAAAGCAGCGATGGCGTTGCTGATGTGGGGCGGACAGGTTCACATCATTTCCACGCACGATGGCGTGGATAACCCATTTAATGAGTTAATCAACGACTGCCGCGCAGGCAAAAAACCGTATTCCATGCATCGCATTACCTTTGATGATGCGCTACAAGATGGCTTATATCAACGCATTTGTTTACGGTTAGGCAAAGAGTGGACGGAGCAAGCCGAACGCGAATGGGTTGCCGAAATCCGTGCCAGTTACGGCGATGATGCCAGTGAAGAGCTGGACTGCATTCCCAAAAATGGTGGTGGTAAATGGCTGAACCGCACGTTGATTGAAAGCCGAATGTCGCCGTTCACGCCTGTGTTGCGTTACGACCAAACGGATAATTTCCAGTTACTGCCCGAACATCAACGCGCCGCCGAAGTGCAAGACTGGCTTTCAGGTAGCCTGCACCCTTATTTGCAGCAATTGGACAACACGCGCCACAGCTTTGTCGGTGTAGATTTTGCCCGAAATGGCGACCGCACCGCAATTGTGCCACTCATTCAACAGCCTGATTTAATGCTCAAAACGCCGTTTATCTTGGAATTGGGCAATATGCCGTTTAAGCAGCAAGAGCAGATTTGCGCGTATCTGTTGGTGGGTTTGCCAAATTTATTGGGTGCGGCGTTGGACGCTCGTGGTAATGGTCAGTATTTAGCCGAAGCCATGCAAGACCAGTTTGGTGGCGAGTGCGTACAAGCCGTGATGTTGTCTGAAAACTGGTATCGCAGCCACACTGCACCATTTAAAGCAGCATTGGAAGACGGCACGCTGGACGGCTTACCACGTGATGAAGACATCTTGGCGGACTTGCGCGCCTTTGAATTGATTAAAGGTATCCCACGCATTCCTGACACGCGCACACGTGGTGCGGACGGCAACAAACGCCACGGCGATACCGCAATCGCACTGCTTTTGGCGCATTATGCTAGCCGAGAGTTAAATGTTGGTGCGGTGCGTGTCAGCAGCCGAGCCGTGCGCCGAAGTAGCCGATTAACAGACGGATTTTGATTTCAGGCAGCCTGAAAACTGGAAAGATTTATGAAACCCCACATTAAACTTAAAACCCCCAATGGCACAATTCTTGCCACACCCGAACAAATGGCAAGCCAAATCGCGGTTTCAGCGCGATTTGGTATGCACGGCTTTAACGGCTGGCTGCCCAATCCCGACCCGATTTTACGCAAAATGGGGCGACACATTGATGTATACCGCGAATTGTTGCGTGACCCATTGGTAGGTGGACAAGTTCGCAGACGCAAAGCAGCCGTTGCACGTTTGGAATGGCGATTAGACGGCGATGATGTACCGCAAAATGTCCGCGATACAGTGCAGGCTGCCTTTGAAAATTTAGATATTTTCAACTTAATCAAAGAAATGCTGAATGCGACCTTGTTTGGTTATCAGCCAATAGAAATCGTGTGGCAACGTGATAAATTGTGGCTGCCTGAAAAAATCATTGCCAAACCGCAAGAGTGGTTCGGCTTTAATGAAGACGGCTCAATGTATTTTATTAAGCGCGGTTTGCACAATGAAAAGCTGCCTGAATACAAATTCTTGTGTCCAAAACAAGAAGCCAGCTACGACAATCCCTATGGCTTGGGCGATTTGGGACTTGTGTTTTGGGCGGTAACCTTCAAACGCGCAGGGCTAAAATTTTGGGCAGAGTTTACGCAAAAATACGGCTCGCCTTGGCTCATTGGCAAAGAGCCACGCAGCAATACCGATGCAGACACGGATAAATTATTGGACGCACTGGAAGCCTTAATGGGCAACGCGGTTGGCACAATCCCCAATGACAGCAGCGTGGAAATCCACGAAGCAAACGGCAAATCCTCATCGGTTGATGCTTATGATAAGCTCATTCGCTATTGCCGCAGCGAAATCAATATCGCGCTTTTGGGTCAAGACCAAACCACCGAAGCCAACATCAATCACGCCAGCGCATCGGCTGGTTTGGAAGTAACGGACGATATTCGCGACAGCGACAGTCGCATGATTGAAGCAACGTTTAACCAGTTGATTGACTGGATTTGTGAGCTGAATTTCGGCGATGTAACGCGACCTAAATTTGTGTTGCATGAAGCAGAAGAGTACGGCTCAACCGAATTGTCTCAACGTGATTTGAATTTGCACCAACTGGGTGCGCGTTTCAGCAACGATTATTTCAAGCGTGCTTATGGTTTGCGTGATGATGACTTGTTGCCGCCTGAAAAGCAGCCTGAAAGCACAGATTTTGCCGAAAACGATGTTTACCAAACCTTTGAAAACACAGTTTCGGGCAGCCTTGCCCTTTTGTCCAAATCTTCTGATTTGGGTATAAAAGGGTACGCCGTAGGCGGTAAAGCTGATTTCACAAATACATTTGTTCAGAATTTACAAAACGGTGCAACGCCCGAAATCGTGTTACATCAATTAGCCGAAAATTATCCAAACATGAACGACCAAGCCCTACAAGATGAATTGGCACGACTGATTTTCTTGGCGGATTTAGTGGGGCGTTTGGAAGTGCAAGCGGAGTTGAAATCATGACCGCCGAAGACATCAAAGTCATTTTTGGAATGCAGCCTGAAAAGGCGATTGCCTACCTGAAACAAAAGCGCGTTGATGTATCGTGGGATTGGCAGGATATGTTAGATGATGCCCATGTTTCCGCGTTTACGGTGACAAAAACGGCTGGTATGGACGTAGCCAACGACATTTATCAAGCGGTGGTTAAGGCAGCCGAACAAGGGCAACCATTCAAAGATTTTGAACGCGAACTCACGCCTGTATTACAAAGCAAAGGCTGGTGGGGCAAACAAGAACACCCGAACCCCGATATGGGCGAAATTCAAAACGTACAACTTGGCAGCCCATACCGCCTGAAAACGATTTATTTAACCAATTTGCAATCCGCTTACATGGCAGGGCGATACGCGGAAATGGTCGCTGCCAAAGATACGCACCCCTATTGGCAATATGTCGCCATCAACGACAAACGCACACGCGAAACACACAGAAAATTGCACGGTCGCGTGTATTCGGCTGATGACGCTGTTTGGGGGAGTTTGTATCCGCCGTTGGATTTCCGATGCCGTTGTCGTGTTCGTCCTTTATCGCGTGAGCGTGGCGAAAAACAGGTTTTACCCAGTCCGAAACTGGAAACCATTACCGTAGATATTGGCGAAAACAAATCCACAGGCGAACAGCGTTACGCCCAACGCACAGGCATTCGCGTGGACGGACAATTTATCGCCCCAAATGCAGGATTTAACGCCAATCAAGGCAAGACGTTCTTGCAACGCACGGCACAAATGGCAATAGACAAAGCGCAAAACGTACCACCCGAATTGGCTCGCGTGGCGGTTAAAGAAATGATGGCACAGGAAAAATTTCGCAATGCCTTGACTTTGGCTGAACTGGCTTGGGTGGCTGAATTACTGGGATTAATGCCATGATTAAAATCAGCGTAGAAAGTGAAAGTTTAGAACACAGTTTAAACCAGCTCTTGCAAAACATACAAAACCGCCGCCCGATGATGTCAAGTGTGGCAGCAGAATTGTTATCGATAACAGAAGATAACTTTGAAAGCGAAAGCTGGGGTGGAGATAAATGGAAAGAAACCCATCATGGTGGCAAAAAACTGCAATTAAGTGGTCAGCTTGCCGCGAGTTTGACTACGCAGTCGGGTAATGATTTTGCACGGATTGGGTCTAATAAACCGTATGCAGCAATTCATCACATAGGTGGGCAAGCAGGGCGGGGGCGTAAAGTTCACATTCCTGCTCGTCCTTATTTACCGATTGATGGTTCAGGGGCGTTACAGTCTGGCGGCGAGAAGCGTTTGCTGGATATTGTGAAAGCGTCGTTGGCTCGTGGGTTGTGA